ATCAGCCAGCTCATCGCCCGCGATCCGACGATCTCCTGCTGGCTGAAATAGGCGTCCACGTCGGCCTCGAAGGTGGCGCTCTCCGAGGGCACGATCTGGCTGGGGTCGATGGCCCCCACCAGTCCCCCCAGGGCCTGGATGTCGGGGGCGATCTCGGCCGCCTGCCGAAGCGCATCGCGCATGAGGACGGTCAAGTTATTCAGCCATTCCATCGCCCGGTTGACGATGGCCTCCACCTGGGCAAAGTGCCGATCGACGGTGGCGGCGAACGCCGCATCCTCCGACACCGGCACTTTGGTCGCGTCCAGCATGGCCATCTGCACCAGCGCCGTGATCGGCGCGGTCACTTTGGCCAGGTCGCTCAGTTGCCCCTGGCCGTACTTGTTGCGCATCTCGCGCACGAAGAGCAGCGCGCCCAGGAATAGTTGCCGCAGCTGCTCGAATACCAGGTCGAAATTCGACAGGTCGCTCGGCTGCACCGTGCTCAGATCGACCAGCACGGCGTCCAGGGTCTGGCGCATACGCGAGGCCGCCTTGGTCAGGTCCTTGATCTCCTTGTCCGGCCGGCCGATCCGGTTGATGATATCCTGCACTTTGGACATCACGGTGACGATCATCGTCTCGAACCAGTCCATGTAAGCGCCGATGTCCACGCCGCCGCCGCTCTGCGTCGTCGCCGCCACCTCGGAAAAGCCCTTCATGGCCAGCGCCAGGTCCTTGATGCCATCAGCGACTTTCTCGAACGTTTTCCCCTGCTCCGGCGAGATGCTATCCGCCAGGCGGATGAATCGCGTCACCACCTGATCCAGTGCGTCGCTCAACTGGGAAGTGTTGGACTCAACGCCCCCCGTCACGCCGGCCATTATGTCCTGGCCCACTTCGGCCATAACGGTGGAGGGTGACGAGATACCCAGGAAACTTTTAACCCCACCGATGGCATCAGTAACGGGTTTCTTGGCGGCAGCGATGAGTTCGCCCGCTTTGGCTTCTACTCCTTTGATCAACCCATTGATAATGGCCTCACCCACCGCCTCGACCTTGGTAGCGATTTCGTTTGCCCAATCCGTCACGCCGGCCCACAAGCCCACGAAGAACGCCCCGAGTTTTTGCGCCCATTGCGGATCGCCGGTAAGCCCCGTCATCAATCCCTCGAGGATGCCGCCAAAGAATTTGAGCAGCGCCCCCTGCATTTCGGTCTGGCCGCCTGTTTCGGTCGATTTCGTAATCATGCCCTTGAGAAAATTGAACATCAGCGTACCATAAGCAGCAATTGTGCCAACCAACACTGCGATGCCCAATCGGATGACCGTGCCTATCGCCTGCCCGATGCCCGGCCCCATGCTCGGCCCATTAGCAATAAAGGCATCCTGGGCCTTTGCCAACATCGACGTCAATCCTGCGCCCATGCTTTCAGAAGTCGGCCCGGCGTTGGTCTTGAACCAGTCAACGCCCTGGGTGACAACCGACTTGATTTTCTCTCCCAGGGTAGAGGCCCCGGCAGCGCCAGCCCCCACATCGTTCGCCCCAGCACCCCCCGAGAACGCATTATTGAGGGCCGTGGCGATGGTCGACTTGAGGATCGCGGCCAATTCGGGGATAGCAGCCACTAACCCATTAAAAGCAGTGATTAGTGTGGCCTTGATTCTGTCTGCCAAGGTCGCCGCCGTCGCTGCCCCTGCCCCTACGTCGCCGCCTCCCGTTGTCCCCCCCGCGCCCGCTGAGAGCGCGCTCTGAATGACCGTGCCCAGAATGCGCCCCAGCGGGTTATCGCCAGTGGCCAGGTTATTGGCCGCCGTGGAAAGCATCCCGCGAATGGACTGATTGATGCGCTCTACCAGTGGCCCCAGATTGTCCCTTACCCAATCGACGCCCATCCCGATGGTATCGCGGAGGAGCGTGCCGATGGTGTTCGCCGCTCCGGAAAAATCCCCCTGCCCAATCTGACCAAAAAGCGTGGTCACAGCCGTAACGAGCTTGTCCTTAAATTCGCCGATCTGGGCGATGGCCTCCCCTATCCCGGTAGCAATGCCCGTGATCTTGCCCGCCGTCTCTGGCCCAAACAGGGTACTCAATCCGCCGGAGAAATCGCCGCTCATCACCTGCCCCAGCGCATCGCCGATTTTCTGCACCAGGGGCAGGATGCGCTCCTCGATGATCGGGATGAGCTTCTCGATCATCGGCCCGGCTTTGTCGGCCAGCCCCCCCAGCGTATCCATGATCACGCCGCCCACCGGCGCCAACGCCGTCTGGACTTTGTTTTTTAGCGTTTTTAGTTTTTCTGGAAAGTCCATCGTCGCGTAGGCCGTGTCGAGGATGGCATTTTTGCTATCCCCCATCGCAGCGGTTAAATCCTCGATGGAGAAGCGCCCCTCGCGAATGGCCGCCACCATGTCCGGCCCGGCCCGCGCGCCGAATACCTCCATGCCCAGGGCCAGGGCCTCGCTGGCGTCGGTCGTGCCCGCAATTTTGGCGATGGTGTCCTGTAATCCCTGCTGTAGCGGGACGCCCGCCTTGGCGAATTTACCCGCCGCGATGCGCAGGCTGCCCATCACCAGCTCGGCGTTGACCCCCTCCTTCTCCCACTTGCCGAACATGGCCGCCGATTCCTCGATGCTGAACCCCATCAACCTCAAAGGCGCGCCAAACTGGACGACTTTGGCCATCAGGTCGTCCACGCCCACGCCCGTCAGTTGGCTCGTTTTGAACAGGGTGTCCAGCGTGCTGGAAGCATCCTCGCTGGCAATGCCCCAGTCGCCCATGACGCGGGTATACAGTTCGGTGGATTTCGCCGCGTCGCCGGTGCCCATCATCAGCAGGCGCTTGGCCAGTTCCTGGGCCGTCTCGCCGGTCACTCCCAGCCGCTGGTTCAGCGTGCCCACCACATCGGCGGCGGCGTTGATGTCCGTCGGGATGTCCTTGAAAACCGCCTGGGCATCCTCTTTCAACGCAGCAAAGCGCTCGCCGGTGGCCCCTGTTTTCATGACCATCGAATCGAACGCCTCATCGAATTGCATCCCGCTGGCAAAGGCGGCCGTCCCGATGGCTGCTACGCCGGCTACAACGGCCGTCAGCCCCCCCAGAACGGCCGTCTTGGCGATCTTGCCCAGGCTCCCGGCGATTTTGCCCTGGATTTTTTCCAGCGGCTTGTTGACCTTGCCCTGCAATTGGTCGAGGTCTTTTTCTAGTTCGTCTAGTTTAGCCCGGATCGGGATCCAGGCTGCCCCCAATTTCTCGCCGTCGTCGCCCATGGAGTGTCTCCACTATCGCCTTGAGTTCATCGAACTCGCGCTGCCGTTGCTCGAGTTCGGCGCCCTGCAATTTGCGCGCTTTCGGAGGTTTGATCAGGTCGCGCAGAGGTCGCAGCCGCTTGGATCGTTGTAACGCCGCCATGTACCAGGCCAGCCGCGTATCGCGATCAGCCTCGCATCGCCAACGCCAGAGGGCAGCGTTGATCACCTGGGCGGTCTCTTGTGGCGTCAGCGCCCAGAATTCCTCCACGCTGAGGCCCACTCTGAGCGCATCTCGCAACAGCGCCTTCCAGTCCCAGGCGTGGGTCTCATCTACGCCGGGGGGGAGTCTGCATCCTCCGCCTCGTCGGGGTCATAGCCGATCACGGCCATACAGGCCTCCACGATGACCCCCAGCGCCCGCATAAATCCACACTGATCCATGACCTGCATGGCGCCGTTATAGTCCCAGGGTTTCCCCCCCAGATGCCCATCGCGTCGCGCAGCCTCTAACCCGGTGAGCAGAAGAATGCCCGCCTCGCGCATCCCCAGCGTTTTCGCGTCCTGCAACAATTGCAGGACGGGTTTCCCTAGGCGCTGCTCAGCCTCGGCCAGCGCCCGATTCGTGAACAGGATGCGATACTCCTGGTCGCCAACCTGAATGAGGCCCTCGCCTCTGGCTCCGGTCGCCATTAGCTACCACTCACCCATTCGCCGTCCACGTCGAAGGAGATACTGACGGTAGCCGCGTCCTGATCGGGGCCGGCCTCGCTTAGGCTGGTGATCACGGCCATGCAGCTTTCCAGCGTCGCCCCCTCCTGCACCCGAACGACCTCGACCTTGATGCCGTTGCGCTCGGCGTTTTTGAGCGACTGATAAGCCACGTCGGTTGGCACATAGAGCGCGTCCAGGCTGATTGTCGAGGAATAACGCCCATAGTCCACCTTCCGCGCCCGGCTGTCCTTCGAGGACATATCGATACTCTCGTTCGCATCCTCGAACGTGACGTCTCGCTGCGACCCAACCATCTCCCCGTCGATCCACACCAAGATATCTGCTCCGTTCATCTTTCACCTCATAAATTTTGTCTAGGATCCCTCGTCCGCTTCCATCATGATCAGCCGCACCGTCACGATGCGTCCATATGCGTCCTCCTCGTCGGCCACGATGGGCCCCAGACACTCGGCTATCCAATTCTCGAATCCATCGATATCGAGCGGCTGGCGGTGCAACAACGCCCGCACCCGCTCGGCAATCGCCTCGATCTCTACCGCCGAATCGCTTCGTTCGGCGTAACAGCGCACGTCGCGCCGCACCTCGCGCCCCCGGGCGTTCTTGGCCTCGAACGGGGCCTGGCTCACCTCGCCCGCCGTCACCAGGTAGGGCAGCGTGGCATTGTCCGGGGCCGGATCCACAGTAAAGATCGCCGGGTTGCCGCCATAGTCGGCCAGCAACCCCATCAAAATCCCATCCCCGGCCAGTCGCGCATAGATCGCCGCCGTCAAGGCGCTCATCGTTCACCATTCAGAATGCGTTCGATGTTGACCAGATTGTCGAACACGGCCGGGCGCAGAAACGGCTGCGCCGCATGATGCATCGTGCCCATCTCTTGAAACCAGGCCCAGTAGGCTTCCTTTTTCACTCCTACGATCCCTATGATAGTATTCCCTTTGGCCGTGACCGAGTGCATGACATTGCTTTTCAGCACCCCTCGCCATACAGGGGCATTGGCCTGCGCGATTTCAGCCACATAGGTGGTGGCCCGATCCATGCGCTGAACAGTCTGCCCAGCCACCCGGGCCATGACGCGCGTTTTGCCCTTTTCCCAATCGGTATAGAATGGCTTGCTCATGGCTGCCCCTCTCGCTGTAGTTCAACCGCCTCGATCTCCAGATGATGCCCGGCGAGGCTGGGCTCGCGGATCGCCGTCACGTCCCACGTGCGGCCCTCGCCCGCCACCCGGTCGCCGCGCGCGATGTTCTCATCGACGGCTGTGTAGAGCACATGGCTGATCTCCGCCTGGCGTTGGGCCGCCGATTCCTTCTCCGTCGCCGTGGCCGGCCGCATCCGCCCGGTCACGTTGCCCACCGACCCATAGGTCTGTGTCCATCCGCCCTGACCATCGCTGGCGCGCGTTTTGCGCGTGATGGCAAACGTGTGGTTGAACAGCGTCGCGATCAGGCTCATCATCAGCACCCCTTCAGTCGGTATCTGTTCAGCAAATCGCGCTCGCTGCGCAACAGGATCGGGCTGGCGCTGGCCCCCAGCACGGCCTCTCCCGCGCCGCTCTGCTCGGACCCGAACTGCACGCTATAATCGCCCAGGCTCGTCGCCTGGACCCCCGGCACCCCCGCCACCTCCTCGGCCCGCAACCCCGCCTGATAGGCCCTGGCTGCCGCTCGCGCGCAGATCTGGACGATATCCTCCGGCATCAGCTCGCCCACGACATAGTCATCGCTGAGCCGATAGCCGTGCGTGTAGGTGACCTCGATGATCTGCACGCCGCTGGCCCAGTGCGCGTCGACCCGATGCAAAATGCCGGCGCTTGGGCTGAGCTTGTAGTCGTCATCCACGGTCAGCGGCTCGTCATCCTCGACCACCTCGCTCACGGCCACAATGGGTAGCTCGGGCAGAAATAGGCGCGTGCCGCCGATGGAATCCAGCGTGATCACCTCGTCCACCACCAGCTCTAGCTGCTGGTGGCAGTAGTTCTGGATGGCCGCCGTGGCCTCGCCGATGGCCCGTTGCGCCGAGGCGACTTTTGCCACCGGGATATCGATCTGCAGAAACCTTTCCAGCTCCGCGATCTCGCAGAATCCCATCTCATCTCACCTCTACTTGTTACTCACCGGCGAGCGTTTTTTGTTCGCCACCGGCTCCCGCGCCTTGCCCTCCGGGGCGGGCAACAGCCCCCGCCGAATGGCTTCCTCCTCATACATCGTGATCATCACCCCCGGTCGCAGCGGCACTCTGACCAATCGCCCGCTCGACCGCGCCACGGGCAGGTTCGTGTAGCGTACGACAGCCATTCTTTACTCCCTCCGTTCCTCTCGTGATAGATGCAATTTGCCGAATCGTTTGCGCACGTCCTCTTCCTCGCCGGGATGGCAGCGGATATAGACCCCTGGGCGCAGCTCCACCCGCACCAGGTCGCCACTCTCCCCGCGAGACCTGCGGCGCGCGTTCGGAGCGAACACGGTCTGTTTCATCCGGGCGCTCGTGTGCCCTCCCACGGCGCGAGCCATTGCCCGCGGCTCGCCCGCCCAACTGCGGGGCAGCGTGCAGAATATCGGCTTGACCCGATATAGCGCCCGCAGAAAGGCCAACCGCGGCTCGCCCCCATCGGCCTTCTCCTCCTGCCAGGCGGCCAGCAGCGCACGCCCGTCCGGGCTGTTGCGCACAAACAGCAGCTCATGGGCGTAGAGCAGCACGCGCAGATCGCGGGTGATCGCCTCCGTGCGCTTGCGCTCGCCGGGTGTACCCACATCCTCGGCCAGCACCCCATAGCGCCAGAGCGGGGCCGCCGCATCCCAGCGCTCCAGAAAGTGCAACCCATACCCGACCATCGCCCAGGGGATGGTCATCCCCGGCTCCACGATCAGCGCCCGGTCGAACGCCACCGCCGACAAATCGCCCTCGGCCATCACCACCTGGAGCTTGGCCCGTTGGGCCATGGCCTCGATCGCCTTGTCATGCTGGCGCAAAATCAGCACATCATTCATTTTCTCACTTCCATTTTGACGATGAGCGAGGTTTTCGATTTGTTGTTGAATCGAGGCCGCTCCACCATCCGCCACTTGCGCTCGGTATAGAACGCATATTTCTGCCCCGCCTTGGTATCCGGATCGAACAGGTCAAAGGCCCCCTCTCCAAATCGCCAGTAATGGGTAGGGTCATCGTAGCTTTGCTCCGAGCGACAATAGGGCACCTTGAACCATATCCGGCCCCCAGGGCGCAGGACGCGCCAGCATTCGTCCAAGCTCTCCAGCAGATTGATGCGCAGATGCTCGAACACTGCCGAGGCGATGATCTGGTCGAAGGCGTTATCCTCCCAGGGCCAGGGCAGCACGTTGAGATCATGGGCCGCCGTTACCCAGGGCCGCTTGGGGTCCAGCCGCAGATCGTGGTTGACCGTTAATCCCTCGCCCTCCATGGCCAGCGGGCTATACCCGCAGCCCAAACAGAGACGGTCCATTAGTTCAACCTCCGACTGAATCCCGATAGCCCCTCTGGCAGATACAGCCAACGGCCACTGATCCAACGGGCGATCACCCGCGCCGGGTTGCCCGCCACCATCACGCAGGGGGCCACGTCCTGCCCGCGCACCACGGTCCCTGCGGCCACAATAGCCCCCGCTCCGATCCGGCACCCACACAGGATCACATCGGAGCAGATCCAGGCCCCTGCCTCCACATAGACCCCGCGCGGGATGGCCTCTCCCAAATCGCCGGGCCCCGCATGAATGTCGTGTGATCGGGTGAACACTCTCACCAGATAGCCCCAGTGGCTCTCCGCGTGAATCTCTAGGGGACCAGAACAGTCCAGCACAATGCCCCGGCGTACGAAATATTCGCGCAGATGCCCCACGGTATCTGGCAGCGGATCTGGTACGCCCGCCTGCGCGCTCAGGTTCATCATGGCCGCCGCCCCCGGTGCGTGCCCTCGAACCGCTTCACGGCCGCCCACGCCTCGGGGCTGTCGATTCGTCCGGGGATCAGCCCCTCCCATCGGCGGGCATCGCCGGGATAGTGCATCAGGCCGGCCGTCTTGACCCCCTTGGTGTATTTAGGAAATGTATTCCACTCAGAACCTAGAACCAAAACCTTGAGCGGGTCGGCATACATCGCCCGAATCAATGCCCCCTGATCGCGCTGGGCATGTCGTTCCCATTCCGCCTGCCAGCGCCGGAAGAAG